TTCCTTCTCTTTTTCCTGGCATGTTAGTTTTTCGACAATCTTAGAGACGAGGACAATGAGAGAGTTTGCTAAAAGACAGATATCCATTACATCAGACGCAGAATTTCCTGAAGGACAAGGTCGATCGGGGTGTTCTTGTTAGAGTTGAGCATGTAGGACTTGGTCAGCATATTCTTCGCCACACAGTGCATGTGCATATGACCCACGCTATGCAGCGGGTCGGGATGGAAGCAGTACGTCATGTCGCGACTGGTCGTATCGTCGTGCAGAGTCTCTAGGTTGCTCAGGAACTTGGCCCGTAGATTCGGTGTCTCGAGCAGAGGAACGTACTGACACGTAAGCTGATAAGCCAGCTCCTCCTTGAAGCTCGGTGTATTCATAAGCTTGTTTACCGTCTCGTACATATGGTTAACCAGCCCATAGTCTGACGGGAGCGCCGTCTTGTAGTTGTAGATGCGCTCGAGAGGCACAGCCAGGAGGTGCACAAAAGACATACCGGCGCGCTCCTCCTTGCCAGGGTACAGCTCGGTGAATGGCGAGGCCGCGTTGAGGTATAGGACAAACCGGTCGTCCCGGTACAAGTTCGGGAAGTTGTTGTCATTCATATGGGTGAAGACTGGGCCCTGGGGGTGCGCGTGGATAGTCTTGAAGGGCGGCGGCAGAGCCATACCCTTCATCAGAGTCCACGAAGGGTCCACATCCGCAAAGGGCTTCTGGGCACGGAAGAGAGCAGCCTGAGCCTCCATCTGTTTTGTTTTTGTCTTGGCTGCTGTCTTTGACTGCCTGAAGGGAACATCGCTACACACATTCTAGCCATTCAGTTCCGCCCATCACTGCAACCCTATTTGGGCTGAATACAGTCTTGACCAGGTCCTCTTTGTCCACCCGTGGGGTGATTTGCTCCAGTGGCCACTGGTACTCACCATCGTCCATGGCGTCCACGATTCCCTGCAGCTCGTAGATGAGTTTGGCCACAGTGTTAACCTGTGGAGAAAGGCTTTCGGACATCTCATAGGCGAAATCATGCGATTCGACCATCGACATCATTTTCAGGACTGGTTTGCGCCCGACACACTCGTAGATGCTTAGACCGTTCGGGTAAAACTCATGACCATGTTTCCATTCAGTCTCTGGAAACTTGGGGTGGGCATCCTTGATAAAGGTCTCAATCTCTGCCACCGTGTCAAAGAACCACTTCCGGTCGCAGCCGGGGCAGTCGTAGCGAGAGAACTTCAGCATGAACATCTTGTTTTGGTTTGAAACTCACTCCGTTCATGGTGCACTGCAGGGAACAACCCTTCTTTTGTTCAGGGCCATAGGCCCTGCTTCCTTTAATAAAGAAGGCTTCGCCTTCATAGAGGTTTTTTTTTCAGGGTCACAGGTAGAATGGAAGAGGATGAGTCACTGACACGTCAGGTGATGTCTATGGTTCTCGAGAACCAGGCGCTCTTCCCGTATCTGGTTGGGTGGGCCGCCTTTAACGTGGTCATCCTTATCCTACTGGTCTACATCGCCATAAGATTAACTCTTGGCCAAAAGTAAGATGCAAAAAATTATTTTGCGGCGCAACCCGAATAGGGTCCACAAGTTCAGGGCGGTGTTCCCAGACGGGAAGGTGGTTCTATTTGGGGCGCGCGGTTACTCAGACTACACCAAGCACAAAGACCCGAAGCGCAAGGCGCGCTATGTCACCAGGCACCGACGTCGCGAAAACTGGCGAGCGTCCGGGCGGTACACTGCTGGGTTTTGGTCACGGTGGCTTCTGTGGTCAGTCCCATCTCTCAGGGGAGCTGTGCACAGAACCGAACAGGCTCTTGGCGGGAAATATAAAATATTTATAAAATAATAATGAGCGGTACTTCAGTTCCTTTCGGTTCAATGATAATCCCTGTAGCGCTCTTCATGTTGAGTGGAGTTGCTCTTGCAAATACATGGGAATCTCGTAAGAGCAAGTTCAAGGCTTTCTTTATGTTTGTGCTGACCGTTGGTCTGTTCTATGGCGGTTATTATTTCATGACAACTGGCAAGACGGTCGGTAATCTCCGTAACAATGCCCAAGCCAGATATGCAAACTTTCAGGCTGCGCGCGCCGCCAAACTAGGACCCACGACAAATGTACCCCCACCAATGGGAGCGGCACCACCACCAATGGCTGCGCCAATGTAGTAAAAAATATCAGTACATATAAATGTTTGGGTTCGCGCCTAAAGGACAGGGCGCACCTAGAAAAATAAACGACCCTTTTGCTCGTATGCTGGGTAGTCCTAAAAAGATTATGGCGAATCTGGGTAACGCACCTGCGAGAAAAAGAACACCACCAAGAACCCCCGAGTGGAAGAAAGTGCAGAGAAAACGTAATGCCAATGCGGCTGCGGCAGCATCAGCGGCTGCTCGACGTGCTGCAAATTATAGACGTAACCGTGCGGCGTCCGCAGAGCGTAAGCGTGCCGCCGCGTCCGCCGAGCGCAAGCACAAGGGGTTTTCGGTTGCAGAGATTAGAAATATTACAGCAGAGCTTGCAAGAAAAGGTTACAAGCAGATTAAAGTTACAGACGGGCGAGGTCGTCAGTATGTCAGTGGCATGCGAGCTCGCTAAAAGTCGACCCTTAGGCAAACTGAGAGTCCGTGTGTGACAGTGCCTGTGACAGCTGTCTAAATGCATCGGGTGTCCGAGTCGCGTCGTAGTTTAGCGTGCGCCCCGGGGCAATCCCCAATGACTCCGCCTCACCAAAGGCGTCGTGATTGGCTCCCAGATACATGAAAACCCAACCATCCTTCTCCTTCTGCTCGACCAGGTCCTTGATGTGCACCTTGGTATACGTCTTTGACGCATTCTCGAGGCCGTCCGTCAGAATGATGACAGTCGGTGCCGTCTGACTCTTACACTCCTTGATGACCTGGCCCATCGCATCCAGAAGCGCCGTCGACCCACGCGGCACAAATGTCTGGCGCGTCAGGGGCTCCACCTCTGCAATGGGCTTGGCCGTGTAGAACACCTTGTACTCGTGGTCAAATTGCACAAGAGTCATGGTCCCGCCAAGCTCCTTCTGCGAATTGACAAAGCTGTTGTAACCGCCGATAGTGTCGTCCCAGCACGACTCCATAGAACCAGAACGGTCGAGGATGAAAATGCGCTCCATTGTTTGTGATATATATACCTAGGGTCTCCCCTTTAGATAACGAAAAAGACGAATATGAGCACAGCTGCCAAAAGTCCAAGAATAATTTTGAGAGGTTTTGATTTGTCCGCCTTTGATGCAAGTGCCGCCTTTGGATCGCCAGATTTCTGTGCCGCCGCCACTGCCGCTGCCGGTACACCTGCTGCGACCGCCACTTGCTCCTGATTGAGCTTCGCCTCTATGCCAGCCGCCACATCTTTCATGTTCGGGTCTTCTTTAGCCTTGTCTAATTCCTTCTGGGCAGCCTCTGCAGCCGTTTGAGAAGCAAGAACTATAGTAGCATCGTTTAGTTTCTTCTCTTCGGCCTCCTTGACCGCCGTAGCCTTTTTGAGATCCGCATCAGCCTTGTCAGCTTCTTCCTTGGCCTTTTTCCTCTCAGCCGGGTTCACCGCCTTTTCGAGTTTCTTTACAGCTTCAGTCTTTCTGGCTGCCGCAAAAACCTGGTCCTTTATGGCACCCTTGACTGCATTCTGACCCACCTTCATGGCGACACCAGCAGCACCACCAACTCCCGGGATAAATGCAGCGGCAACACCTGCCAGCTGACCAACATTCATCGCTATACACTTGGCATCGTTCGGCTTGCACTTGGCGAGCGCTTTGCCGGCAGTCACAGCCGTCTGGGCACCCGAAACCTTGTAGAGCGCTTGGCCAAACGTTTTGCCCATCTTTGCCGGATCACCGCTTGCAAGGTCGTTTGGGTTGACGCCTATAATAGCTTTGGTCGCCACAATGAGCCCCTTTTTCACCTTGCCACCACTGGCCGCATCTGACGCGTTAACCACAATGCCAGCTGCACTCACGGACAAGGCCATCTTCCCTACAGATGTTGCCAGACCAGTCATTCCTTTGGCTGCACACTTCATGTCACCCACCTTGCACTTCCCAAGCGCCTTGCCAGCTGACGCTATACCCTTTGCCGAATTCACCACACCCGACTTGATACCTTCGCCAGCTTTTTTAAAGGCTTGGGTTATAGCTTTTGGACTGACTGGTTTGACTTTTGGTAGTGAAATTTTTGGTAGTGGTTTTGGTTTTGGTATTGAAATTTTCTTTAGCTTAACCATTCCTAATAATATACAGGATAATAATAAATGGAGATATATTTCCTGAGCAGGCAACAGACTGCTGATTTCCTGGGGGCTGACGATGATGGGTTTATCCAGAGACTTACACGGTGTGACCTCAGGGCTAGGCGGTGCCTATCGCACGACGAGTACCGTCAGATGGCTGCTCTCAGTGCCGATGAGTTTACTCTGGATGAAAAAAATAATTTAAAATATTTTTGCAGAGAAGCGAACCGGTACTTTGTCGGCATGCCCAATGTTCCGTGGGTCTTCGCCAAGGCGCAATACGAGGGGGGTCTGCCACACACGCGCAGTGGTGTCATTTTTCTGGATGGTCTTTACGAGACAGAGACTCTGGTCCATGAGCGAGTCCATATTTACCAGAAAATGATGCCGAGTCTGTGCAGAGAGGCTTACAGAGGGTATGTACAAGTGTCCGGGCAGGATGAACTGTATCGTTCGAACCCGGACACTGATAGTAGGATGTGGCTAAAGGATGGAAAAGTGTGTGGAAAATTTTATAATTCAAAAAATCCTATGAGTATTCATGATTGTTCGCAGAGAGCACGGCACCCTCTAGAGGCACAGGCTTACAACTGGGAGCGACTGTGAACGAGATTCTTGGTTGCATTCTCGAGAGCACGTGTCGCCTTATTAATATTCGCGTTCGCCAATCTCTTCAACCTGTTATAGTTGTTTATAGGAATCCCAGATGCATTGGAGACCGCTCGCAGACTCCTCAATTGGTATTGTGCCTCAAGGACTCGGCGCAAATTATTCTGAGCCACCCGAAATGCATTTTCGGCGGCGCGCAATCCAGTGGTGTTTGAGCGTCCGCGAGAACCTTTGGGGAACATTACTTATTATAGATATTTATTTAGAACAGAGCCACACGGCCCATGCGCTTGCGGGTAGTTATACGCTTCTTGGCCGGCATCTTGTGGGGGCGAATCTTGGCTGGCACCGAGGACATGTTCTTGATGAGCGCACCCTGGTAGTAGCGAGCCTTGCGCTGGTACAGCTTCTTGTCACCGTTGCGAATCACGTAGCTGCCGCGGCTCGTCTTGAAGAAAACGCGACCACCCTTGTTGGCGTAGTTGGTGCTGGTCATAGCCTGGGTCTTGCGCTGGCGACGGGGGCCAATCTTGCGCGTGTACTTGCGCTTGGCAGCCTTGGGCGGGCTGGGGGTGGCTGGCTTCTTCACCTCACGGGTCACCTTCTTGCCCTTGACCACGCGGGTGTAGACCCAGCGGGTACCGGTCCAGCGCAGGCTGACGCGGTTGGTCTTGGTCAGCTCGTGACCGGTCGTGTTGTACAGAGTTCCTGATGGGACGGATGGCATTTTAATATTTCCTGATATTTTTTTCCAGGACCCTGATAGAAGTCCAGTACTTCTGATGGTCGGGCTCCAGGACAGGGTGCAAGCCCTCCTGAGCACACATAAACCTGAAGAATCTTTCTATGTTTTCGACCTCGGTCAGGTTAAACAGGCGTACAAAGAGTGGACGCGGGTATTCCCGACCATCCGTCCATTCTACGCAGTCAAATGTAACCCTAACAAGAGGGTACTCAAGACCCTTGCACGGCTCGGTGCGTCGTTCGACTGTGCAAGTCCAGTGGAGATTGAGACGGTTCTGAGTTTGGGTGTCACTCCGGACCGCATCATCTACGCAAACCCCTGTAAACATCCCGGGGCTATCAAGTACGCGGCGGAACGTGATGTCTGCATGACCACCTTCGACTCACTCTGCGAATTGGAGAAAGTGCATAAAATTGCTCCAGGTATGCAGCTCGTCATCCGGATCCGTGCAGACGACCCGACCGCACAGTGTGCACTCGGGAACAAGTACGGAGCAGAAGAAGATACCATCGAGGAACTCTGTAAGCGAGCCTGTGAGCTGGGCCTCAGTATTGTCGGCGTGTCGTTCCACGTCGGCAGTGGCGCCCGGGACACCTCTGCTCATGCTCGTGCCATAGAAAAATCTTTTGAAACTTTTCAGCTGGCCAAGGCCTATGGGCACACACCATGGCTGCTCGACATTGGGGGTGGGTTCACTTCTGATATTACAAATTTTTCAGAAAAAATAAACAAAAAACTTTTTGAATTATTCCCTGAGGTGACAGTGATTGCCGAGCCGGGTCGGTACATCGCCGAGAGAATAGGCACACTCGTGACACCGGTTATTGGTGTCAAGGGTGAGTCGCTGACCATAGATGAATCTCTGTATGGTGCGTTCAACTGTATTTTGTTCGACCATGCCAAGCCAGAACCTCTTGTGATATCTGAAAAAATAAAAAAAAATAAAATTCTTTTTGGGTGTACCTGTGACGGTATGGATACCATCTCGACCAGTATCCAACTGCCCGACATGGAGGTTGGTGACTGGATTATATGGCCGCGGATGGGTGCCTATACCCTAGCAGCCACGACAGCCTTCAACGGTATCCAGTTTAACAAAAGAAAAATTTATTATTTTTAGCGTGCGGCAGTGGCAGTACGACCCCCTCCTCGATTGTTGTTGTTGCGATTTCTTTTACGTCCAGACAAAACACGTGCAATTGTCCCGGCACCACGACTTCTATGGGTTCTTGCGCGACGCAGTGTAAATGCAGCTATTAAATGCTGTATAGTTTGATTAAGCTGGTTCGCTGCTCCTCCCTGCCCACCAGCGCGCAGAGCCTGTGAGAGTCTTCTAAGCATATTCACCTGCTGGTTAAATCTCATATTATTGAAATTAGGCATTAGTTAAAGTATATAGACAAAATAAAATTATAATGGCCCTCAATGTCAATAAGCTGACTGACAATGCGATTGTGCCCGAGCGCTCGGGCTGCGGATACGACATCTTTTCTGCCGATGCTTACCTCGTTCTACCTGGCCACAGGGTGGTTGTCTCTACAGGAGTCTCTGTGGAGCTCCCACCCGGAACCTATGGTCGCATTGAGTCTCGCGCTGGATTGGCCGTAAAGCACGGCATCACAGTGGGCGCGGCTGTCGTCGACCCTGACTACAAGGATGAGCTCAAAGTGGTGCTCTTCAACCACGACACGCGCAACCCATACGTCATCCGCCCAGGTTATCGCATTGCCCAGCTCATTGTCCAACCATTTGTTCAGTGAGTTAAAAGCAAAGACACAAAATAGATTAGGATGTTTGTTCCGCGTACTCTGACTCAGCGCGCATATGCCATTTGCCTGGACAACCCCCGGGTCCCTGTTGTCATCGGCACTGGCCCTGCCGGCACTGGTAAGACCCTGTTTGCGTGTCATGTAGGTGCACAGAAGCTTCGGGAGGGGGATGTTAAGCGCATCGTGATGACGCGACCGGCTGTCAGTGTTGACGAGCAGCATGGGTTTCTGCCCGGTACGCTCGAAAACAAGATGGACCCGTGGGTTCGCCCGATGGTTGACATCATGAGCAACTACTATTCACAGAAAAAGATTGACGAGATGTTGTACGAGCGCGTGATTGAGATTTGCCCACTGGCGTACATGCGCGGCCGTACCTTCGACCACGCGTGGATTATGGCTGACGAGATGCAGAACTCGACACCCAATCAGATGCGCATGGTACTGACACGCATCGGACAGGGGTCTAAGATGGTTGTGACGGGTGACGTTGAGCAGCACGACCGCGGCTTTGAACAGAATGGCCTCTGGGACTTGATTTCGCGTGTCGACCCTGACAACGAGCTCATCAACGTGATCCAGTTTGGCCCGTCTGATATTCAGCGCAACAAAGTTATCAAACAAATTCTAAAGTTGTATCAGTGACGACTGTTAAGCTTTTGCATGTTCTTCATGATTTGTCCAAACTGTATCGCCATTTTTTTCGCCGGTGTAAACGTAACAGGCTGACTCAGGTTTCTGAGCGCGGTCGTGGCAATAATCTCGTTTGTACCCTTGTTATTTAGTTTCGGAGGAACAAATGGCATTTAATATTAATTGGGAAAATATTCCCGTGGCTCCATAGCACAATCGGATAGTGCACCAGCCTTCTAAGAAAACGGAGAGTGTGTGAGCTGGAGGTTGCGGGTTCGACCCCCGCTGGAGTCGAGCTAAAGAAATAACGCAAAATAAAAGTAGATGACAATTTTCCAAGCGGTTGCATGGGATGGACAGGACAATGAAGACGAGCAATACCAGGTCAGAACTTTTGGCCGGTGTGCCGACGGCAGGTCCGTGTGCCTTACAACCGAATGGAATCCTTTTTTGTATGTAAAATTGCGCCCCAGTCACAGCTTCGAGGGTTTGCGCCGCGAGCTCGAGCGGCGTGTCGTGGCCATGACAGAGGTGCGCGCCAAGGACCTGTGGGGCTTTCAGAATAACCAGATGTCGCGCTTCGCCCGCCTTGAGTTTCGAACGCACAGGGCTATGCGCTCTATGTATTACTATCTCGAGCGCAATGACGTGGATGGGTATGGCAGGCTCAAAGTGTACGAGGCGAACATAGACCCTGTTCTGCGCTTCATGCACCTGACCCACATCGCGAGCACGGGCTGGCTGGATACTGGCAGGTGTGAGCCAGACTACTCGACCCGGTGCGACATCAACCTCAAGTGCCCTGACTGGAAACAGCTCCGACCAGTCGCCCGCGATGACGTGGCACCTTTCCGGGTCATGTCGCTCGATATCGAGTGTTACTCAGAGTCTGGCAACTTCCCGGACGCAAACAACGCCCCGGACTGTGTGTTTCAGATTGCCATGACGACCAAGGCGTTTGGCTCGCTCGAGTACACTGACAAGACGTGCCTCAAGTATCCGTGCGACTACCCGACCGAAAAGGCGTTACTGGTTGCGTTCCAGCAGCACCTGGTCAAGCTCGACCCTGACATCATCACCGGCTGGAACATCTTCGGGTTCGACCTCGAGTATTTACTCACTCGCGCTATGAAAGCGGGAGTCCCTCCGGATGCGCTGGTATGGGGCCGTGTCGAGGACGAGCCTGTAAATCTCGTGACTAAGAATCTGTCGAGCAGCGCGCTCGGCGACAACCTGCTCAAGATGGTGCCTATGAAAGGCCGGTATGTGTTCGACCTCTTCCAAGATGTGAAGCGTGAGCACAAGCTCGAGAGCTACAGCCTCAATAACGTCTCGAAACACTTTCTGAGTGACCAGAAGATTGACATGCCGGTCAAAGAGATGTTTGCGGCGTTCAGGGCTCGCGACCCCGAGCGGCTCGCACTGGTCGCCGAGTACTGTATCAAGGATACTGAGCTGCCGCACGCCCTGATGGAGAAACTGTGTCAGCTGCAGAACCAGATTGAGATGGCCAAGGCGTGCTGGGTGCCCTTGAGCTACCTGTCAGAGCGAGGCCAGCAAATCAAGGTGTTTTCGCAGATGGCGTACAAGGCTCGCGAGCTCAAATTTATGATTCCGACCATCAAGCCACCACCGGGTGACGACAGTAAGTATCAGGGCGCGACTGTCCTCGAGGCGCGTACCGGAGCTTACTACTCACCCATCACAGCGCTCGACTTTGCCTCTCTGTACCCGAGCATCATGTGCGCACATAACCTGTGCTACTCGACACTGGTGCTCAACCCCAAGTTTGACAACCTGCCCGGTGTTGAGTACGAGCAGATTGGGCCGTACAAGTTTGCTCAAAACGTGCCTTCGCTCTTGCCAGTCATCCTGAGCGACCTCAAGAAGTTTCGCAAAAAGGCGAAGAAGGACATGGCGGCAGCAGAGGGGACGCCTATGGAGGCCATCTACAACGGCAAGCAGCTCGCGTATAAGATTTCTATGAATTCAATCTACGGGTTTACAGGGGCACAGAAGGGTATGCTGCCACAGGAGGCTATTGCGAGCACGACAACCATGCGCGGCCGCCAGATGATTGAGGAGACGAAGAATTATGTCGAAGCAAACTTCCCGGGGGCCAAAGTGCGCTATGGAGATACAGGTAAGTTAATAAACTTTGTTTTGTGTTTTGTTTGAAAGATTACTAACTTTTTTTACAGATTCTGTGATGGTCGAGTTTGATGTACAGGGGCGGACGGGCCAGGAGGCTATCGACTATTCGTGGGAGATTGGGGAGCAGGCTGCCGAGCAGTGCTCTAAGCTATTCAAGGCGCCGAATGAGTTGGAATTGGAGAAGGTGTACTGCCCGTACTTTCTGTACAGCAAGAAGCGTTACGCGGCCAAGATGTACGAAAAGAAGGGGGATGCGGTCGTGTTCAAGAAGATTGATGTCAAGGGGTTGCAGGTGGTCCGGCGCGACACCTGTCCGTACGTGCGTGACACTCTAAAACATCTTCTGGATATGATTCTGAACTCGGACGACCCGCGCCCGCCCATCGAGTTTGCCCGGCAGGCTGGCAGGGACTTGCGGGAGGGCAAGGTGCCGAACGAAAAGCTGATGATGAGTAAGCAGCTTGGATCCAACTACAAGGTGAAGATGGCGCACGTGTGCGTCCGGGACAAGATTCGGAAGCGCGCGCCCGGTTCAGAGCCGCAGCAGGGCGACCGTGTATCGTTTCTGATTGTGCAGGGGATGAAGGGAGACCTGATGGCGGACAAGGCGGAGGACCCTGCATGGGTCGAGGAGAAGGGTCTCAAGGTGGACTATCAGTACTATTTCACGAATCAGATGCGCAAGCCAATTGCGGACCTGCTCGAGCCGTTGGTCGGTCGTGAGATTGATGTCTTCAGCGAACAGCCTCAGAAAAAATATAAAAAGTACACGATGGCGGATTTTTTTCAGAAGAAAGAGTAGATATGAGTACTCTCACCAGAAGGGCTCGAACACTTACATTTGCGTCGTTGAGCCAGAATCAGTATGCCAAGTATATAACTATGCTAGGTATGGGATACTCTAAAAATACGTCGTACAATCATCGGAACATAAATGTTACTCGCCTTATCCGTCTTCATGAAATGCTTATAAATGGAGTGAACCGTAATAATGCTCTGCGTCACGTGCTCACATCGTCTAGTCCGAGACACAGACGACGGGGTGAAGGGCCATCTGTGGTTCGTGCGCATGCTATGAATCAAGCTCGCCAACACCTAGTGGCGTCTCATCCAAGAAAAAGACGTACTTCTATTAAGTGATGCACTTAAAATTATAAACAAATATATTTTCAAGTAGAATGGAGCAGCGTGTCATTGCTGTCATCAATGAGGAGGTGGACCGAATCGTGAGCGAACGGCTCGGTCAGGTGCTCAAACACATTGCTGACAGGTATGATATTATGCTCGAGCGCCTCATGAAGGATGTCTCGGAGCTCGAGTTTACGACAGACCGTTGTATGGGTCTGAAAGGTAATGGTCAGCGATGCACGCGGTTTGCTCGCGTCTGTGGCTATTGCAACATGCACAAGGACCAAAAGCCAGTGCCGCGACCACCGCCAGCTGCTCCAGAGGTGGAGGTTCGGCACACGCACACGTTGCCGCCTCTGTTCCTGGCTGGCTGCCCGGCTTGCGAAAAGACAAAGGCGAATCGCATGGACATCTGACTAGTGACGTTTGGGAACAATCTTTTTAATAACACTTCTTCCTTGTCTTCTGACAGTAGAAGGACGGTTATTGTTGCTGTTGGCGCCGCTAGCTTCGTTATTAGTATTATACAGATACATATTTGAAGTAGGCGGAATAGTCCATGTACGATTATTCTGTTGTACAAGTCTACGCAGGGCACGCGTTGCGCTGTTTTGAGCGTTGTTATTAAGATTTATAGTATTTGGAGTAGAATTTCGATAGTTGTGTTTTACAGCCATGGCATGGTTGAATGCGTTCTGCTGATTAGAAAGATTCCACATATTTTTTTCTAAAATTTCCAAGAGTTCAGTAACGACCCTTCTTCTGTTGTATCCCTCCCCTGTTAATGTACGGGTACGTGTAAGCATCACTATTTTCTGCTCAGAAAAAAACTGCGTCAAAACTCAAAAATTTAAAGTGAGATAAACAGTAAGCGTGTAATAATGTCAATGAGCAAGTCGGACGTACTCCTCGAGTCGCTAGGGCGATTCTTCAGCGAACCAAATCACAGCGAGCAGCTCGCTGACATACTTGCACACAGGAATGGCATCTCTCTGCGTAACCTGGAGTGGTTTGTGACCAACTATGCCAAGAATAAGCAGGTGACGTATCAGACGCCAGCCGGTAAGCAGTTTACGGTACATGTAGCCTACAAGAGCAGTCTTGACGGCTACAGCAAGAAGTTGTTCGACCCGTTCTGTCGTACGGAGCGCATCGAGTTTCAGGGCTTTACGACCACTGTCGGTCAGCTCAATTTTATCAAGTGGTGTCTACAGAATGGCATCATCAATTACATCTTGAGCAATGCTGAGGTGGCCAAAAAGAGTATGACCAGCGTGCTCAAGACTGCCCACCAGTAGATGAAGTTGTCCCGCCAATCATTCTCGGTCGCACAGGTGCAGCCCGTCTTGTTTAGCTTAGGAATAAAGGTTAAAACAGCGTATATATTCACCAGCGCTGCGCCCAAAATAGCACCTGCCAGTGCCTTGTTCTTTATCTGCATCCCCGCTGCTGCGGCAATCATCAAACCGATTGCGGCAACAGAGTACCACTTCATGTAATCGCGCTGCCAGTAGTCAGTGCAGCCACACGCCTTTTCAATCTTGAGCACCCAGCTCAGTACAATCCCCTGAAACGCAAGGCCGACTATATTCAGCATTTCTTTTTTCAAACATTTTAATTTGGATGAGCTTGGTCGACAGGTAGATGGCGAGGTCCAGAGCCTCCTCGAGCGCCTCCTGTACCCAGTTGTGCCCATCGTCAGGTATCAGCCCGTGACCGTACGCCACCTTACCCTTCTCCATGCGGTCCATAATCATATCTACAATCTCACTGTTACAGTCTTCTGAAGACGAAGTCTTCACTCCTTCGGAGAAAGAGACCCCTTGGGTCACGAAGCAGTCCATCTAAAAAATAATTTATTTATTTTTTTATCTACGTGAGCTGACACTCGAGCTACGACGAGAGGGTGCGAAAAAACTCTCACTCAGTGCGTTCATTCTAGAATTAGGAGTTCGCGTACGGGAACGAGCAGCGACCGAGTTGGGGCTGGCCCTGCTTTTACGCGCGGGCGATGCTCGTTTCTTCTTGTTACGCACGGGGGGAGAAGAGGGTTTTCTCTTTGACACTCGCGACCCGGCACTGTTTGTCATTTATTATTATATAATATAATATTATAATGAGAACACCACCGCGTGTGAATCCAGACCAGTATTTTAGTGATGAGTTTTGGGAGGGAGTTAGACGTAAACCGCCTTCCCCCGTCCGGCCCAAGGCTAACACTCCTCGTACTCAATGGAGAAAAAGACAGCAGCGCAGTACAAATTCCAAAGCGAGAGGGGCATATTCCAGAGGTGGAGGAGGACCCCCACCGCGCACATCGCCTCGTCGGACGCCACAGCGCACATCGCCTCGCGCGCCAACACTTGAAAATTTCGGGCGTGCTCCACGGACCCGTCGCACTTTAAATAACTATAGCCGTGATTGGTTCGGTATGAATTTGCACGGCCAACCCCTGAATAGACGTTTGGCTCTTAAGGTGCATCCTAACAAACACGGAGGTAACAAGAGAGCCGAAGAACTTATGAAGCTGCTGTCTCAGCTCTTGGAGAATAAGAAGTGATGTTCCCAACAGTGGCAATGGAACGACTTTGAAATCAACCGACAAACACAATGACTCCTGAGCAGGCTGTATTGGTGATTCAGAATGCCTGGCGCGCCTTTGTCGATGACCGCCGATCTGAGGCGTACGCTGAGCACATGGCGGACCTCAATGCCACGTACTATGCCCAGTGCTACACCCGCACCTACGACGACTCGGAAGATGAGTGGTGATGTTCCCTGCAGTGGACTCGCAACGACAGCAAAATCAAAACACAAACAGCTATGGTCCGCACTCACTTCCGTGTGTTTGAGTACGACAACGGCAAGTCTGTCTTTCTCGGAAAATCCACCTGCATGGTCAAGGCTATCGAAATAGCCAAGAGCAAGAAGGCGATACGCAAGGTGGTCAAGTATGCGCGCGACCTTCCCAGTATAGGTGAGTCTATCTGGTGCACAACCCGTGGATTCATCGGAGATGCACTCGATGACGGTGAACACGCCTGTGCAATGGATATGATTGATGAAGACAACGAGTGATGTTCCCTCCAGTGGACTCACAATGACAGCAAAATCAAAACACAAACAAATGGAGGCGTGCTGGAAGAGCCTTCCGAACGCGCTGGTCGAGCGCATCTGCTTCCACCTTGACAGCGTTACCCGCCGCGACTTGGGCATGCAGCCCCGCCGTCTTCTAGAGCTGCCTAACCTACAGCTACACCGCGACAAGATTACGAGCTATGGCGATGGTATCTGGTTGAACCTGACGACACAGGGTGGTGAGAGAGTCCACCAGCTGATGTGGACGCTAGGCGCCTTCCCGGGTTTCTTCTACCAGCGCACAAACCGGATACAGTTTATGACAGTCCCGGGCACGGGTGTAGTCGTGTGGCGCGACACGGAGGTCCACCAGGATATGTTCACCGGCGTACAAGAAGAAGAATGAATAGAACAGCCACGAGTGTAACCCAAATCCAAGGATTTATATTAGATGTCGTCCATCGTCTGCGCGCGTCCTCATAGCTCACTCGTGGCTTGCCCAAATTTTTATTAACCATGTTGTGCACATCGACAGACCACGTGAAGTAATCCCCTGTGAGCGGATATTCTTCTATAATTTTTCTAAAATCGTTCGAGCATGTGGGGCAAGGTAACAGCACTGGGAAGAGCTGTACCAGTTCCGGGAATCCTGATGAGTTTGATAGGGCCGCAACGTGGAACATACCCCAGTAATAGGGGCCCCAGCTCTTTGGGTCCATCTACTGTAGGCTGAGAAAATAGGCAGGGGTTGAAGAAGGTGAGCGATGTTCCTTTCAGTAGGCCCAGGGCCGGCTTTAGGTTCAAACACAAACAGCCACCATGTTCAAGGATATCAAGAAGGGCATGGCTGAGTACAACCGCAACGTGCACGCTATCCAGAAGGCTGAGCCGGCCGCCCGGGCCCCTGTCTGCAAGCAGGCAGTACAGGTCCCAAAGGGAGAGCTCAAGCCGGTCGACCGCACCAGCGAGCTCTGGCAGTCGGTCTACCGCAACTCGGTGGCTACCGGGCACCCCTTCCCGGAGAAGATGGCTGACAGCTGCGTGCGCTCGCGGGAAAAGACCATGAAGATTGAGGCGGCCCGCCACACGACGGCTGTGTGCGACAAGCGGCCACCCTCCGACAACGCCAAGCCTGCCCTCGCCCCCTGCAAAAAGTGCAAGGCTTTCACGCTCGCAGGGAGTGTCTGCGGCCTTACTGCCACCTGCGGGGACTTTTGCAAGCGGCACGCACCCGCCGCCAAGTGAATGTGTAACTAGTCATCCTTTCTCGCACTCTCTCGTCCCAGCAAAAAATGTAATATACTTGTAATGGAGATGGATTGGAACTATGTCTGGATAGCTCTAGTCCTCAACGCTCTACTTATAGTTGTCCTTCCCAAGGTCTTTAAAAAGCCGACAGGCATCAAGCCGATAGATGATGTCATGTTGTTTTTGAATTCGCAGCAGTCATTCCTGGTCCAGTCGTCAGTTGTCCTTGCGCTCGTCATATATGGTAGCCACTACTGGCTGAACTCGGAGGGGACGGCAGACACCAGACCAGCCGTGAAGCCCTTTTCGGCCAAGTAGGGCGCCAGCCGATGCTCATAGGCGTGTTTCATAAACAGCATGAGCTCGTGCAGGTCAGGTTGTCCCCACGTCATCTCCTTGCGGAACAGAAAGTCATCCATGCCCACAGGGCAAGGTGTGCACCTGACTGTGTATGGCGTCCGCACGTACTCCTTCAGGCCCCCATAGTCCGTAATAATAACAGGCTTGTTGCGCAGGGCCGCCTCCACCGCCCCCATTCCGACACCCTCGGAGTGCGAGCAGTTGACATAGCAGTCGCCCACCTCGTGTACCGCCTCCATCTGTCCATTCGTAAGCATCTCGTTGATGACAGTCACGAATGGCGCCGGGGTATTAATGGGCGCTTTGCACGTCGCCTTGACCAGAATGCGCGCCGAACCAGGGGGAAACTCACACCTGACAAACGCCTCCATGAGCATCCGGAAGTTCTTGCGTGGGTCGAGCACGTTCCCGATTGTATAGAATGTAAAAGCGTCTGTATGAATCAGACCAAATATGGGCTCGCGTGGCAGTGGCTCCGGGTCGGCCCAGAGGTGCACCACCTTGAACGTCAGCTCTGGAAACTGTTTTTCAAAAACATTTTTACAAAATTCAGAAGGGGTGTAGAGCGTCTTGGACAAGGCACCAAGCTTGCCATAGTCCTCGTGGACCGTATCAGTCTCACAGATTGTCATGTACATCATCGAGTCGCACAACTTGGCGTAATGGGGACATACATCTATAAAAGGTTGAAGAGGCAGAACAAAAATGAATCCACGGTCGTAATGGGTCTTTTTGGGCGGGTCGCCAGCCACAACATACTCACCACCCATGAGACGCGCATACCGGGCAGTCACTTGGCCGATACCTGACAATGTCTGTGGGCCGACAAACAGCCAGTCAGTCATTATAAATTATTATATTTTCTTTTTTATATGGCGCATCTGAACATAGAAAAAGGTCACGTAGAGTTATTTCAGACCACCGACGGAAAATACCATGCTATATGGAAAGCAAATGAAAATAGATATCATTATACTCCGGGTTACGCAACACAGCAGCGGGCCATCACAAGTGTAATAAGACACAAAAATAATTTGGAATCTGGTACCAAATCACAGATTTTTGAATGGTTTAGAAATAACCCAGGTGTTCTAAGAGTTGAACTGCCGTCGCACACCCTGCACAATATGAGTGTACCTATGAATACCGCCCGTTCATTACTTAAATTAGGTACTCCTCGCTAGGAAACTGAGCAATGTTCCCTCCAGTGCCCCCCGAGCGGAGTGAGATTCAAAACAAAAACAAGATGCATTTCCACCCGTACGCCAAGTTTGCGCTCGCCATGGCTGCCGTGCACCTGGTCCAGTACATGTCAGAGTACTTTCACTACCAGCACTGCTCGCGCGGTATGTTCTGGTCCATGTTTACACGTGGCAGTCCTATGTGCACCACGCTGCGCGCCACGAGCGACCTCTTCGCTGGCGGTATCCAGAAGGTGCTAGCGGGCGGAGTCCTTGTCACCGTCAACCATTCGCTGAACAAGCTCCTCGAAGGTGACCTGAGGC